TCATACCGTCTGACCTTTTCCGTCTGCCCGCTCGCCAAGGTAATAAAAGCCCCGGCACTCGGTCAGCTTTACATCCAGAATCTTTCCGATCATGTCCGCTGTCCCCGGCAGATGCACCACCGAATTGTTGCTGAGTCTTCCCGTCACAAGCGAAGCATCCTGCTCGTTTTGCTCCTCAATCAGCACCGGCAGCGTCTGTCCGGTCAGCGCCCCCGCTTTTTCTGCGGAGATCTTCTGCACTTCCTTAAGCAGGCGGTCAAAACGCGCCTTGATCACATCCTCCGGCACCTGCTCTTCCATGGATGCCGCCGGTGTCCCGGTACGTTTGGAATAGATAAACGTGAACGCGCTGTCATAACGCACTTTTCGCACCACGTCCATCGTCTCCTCGAAGTCCTCCTCCGTCTCCCCTGGGAATCCCACGATAATATCCGTCGTCAGCGCAATGTCCGGCACTGCCGCGCGGATCTTGTCCACCAGTTCCAGATAATGTTCCTTATCATATCTGCGGTTCATGATCTTTAAGATCCGGCTGCTCCCGGACTGTAATGGCAGGTGCAGATGTTTGCAGATCTTTTTGGATCGTCCCATCACCTCGATCAGCTCGTCCGAGAGATCCTTCGGGTGGGAGGTCATAAAACGGATACGCTCTAACCCCTCAATCTTCTCCACTTCCTCTAAAAGCTGCGCAAACGTCACCGGCTCCTTCAGATTCTTGCCGTAGGAATTGACATTCTGTCCGAGCAGCATGACCTCGACAACGCCGTCCGCCACGAGCTGTTCGATCTCACGGATGATCTCTTTCGGCTCCCTGCTGCGCTCCCTTCCGCGCACATACGGTACGATACAGTAGCTGCAGAAATTATTGCATCCGAACATGATATTGACGCCGGATTTAAACGAATACTTCCGCTCTACCGGGAGGTCCTCCACGATCTGGTCCGTGTCCTTCCAGATATCAATCGTCATGGAATCCGATTCCATCGCCGTCACAATCAGCTCTGCAAATTTGTAGATATTATGTGTTCCGAAGATCAGATCCACAAAGCGGTAGCTTTCTTTTAATTTTTCAACAACTACCGTCTCCTGCATCATACAGCCGCAGAGTCCGATCAGCATATGTGGATTTTTCTTTTTATAATTCTGGAGTACCCCGAGTCTTCCGTAGACTTTGTTATTTGCATTTTCACGCACCGTGCAGGTATTGTAAATAACAAAATCCGCGTCCTCCGTATCCGTCTCCACATAACCGATGCGCTCTAAGATACCGACAAGCTTCTCAGAATCGCGCGCGTTCATCTGGCACCCAATGCACACCGAACACGCATATAACGGGCGTCCCAATTCCTCCGACTTCTTTTTAACTATTTCCCGACACTTTTTAATAAAATAATATTGCCGCTGCGGTTCCCGCTCCGGCGGCGGAAGCGTCAGATCCTGCGCTTCTATCAACATTTCTATGTCATCATAATAACCCATGTTTGAACCCTCTTTCCTGAAATACATTCCCGCCCATTATATCACATTGAATATCGAAAAGCGACCGTTTTTTGACAGTCGCTTTTCGTCCGTGATATTTTCCCTTCGACCAAAAGAAAGTTAAATTGATAGTTACGTGCCCGCCCTTTTTGCGTACTGGAGCCCCTTTTCTTCTCAGGATGTTTTTTTCAGGAATTCGCCGCTTGAAAATCCCGTGTATTGCGTGCCGTTCATTTTGAACTGGATGTAAAGCCATTTCGCGCCGCCGGACATATTATAATATCCGTAACACTGAACCTCTGTCCCTTTCGGGATCAGGCACAACGCCTTTTTATTTTTCCCGGCGTCATTCCTGCAGTACAGATCCGCCGTCGTGATGTATGTTCCGGCGATCGCCTTGTCCGCGTGTGACGCGTAGCAACTGGATATTGCTTTCCGGGCGATCGGCTGCGTCTGGTCGACGGAATTATCATTGTCGGCTTTCGCCGCTCCGCCGTTCACAATGCGGTTGATCTCCGCCTGAACGACGTCATAATCATACCCCGCCGCTTCCATGTTCCGCTTCCGCTCCGCTCCGTTTCCCCACTGTCCGGCGATCGCTTCGTGCGCGATTTCCGAAACGCTTTTCCCGCCTGTCCTTTCAGGCTCCGCGACCGCGCCGTCGTCATACTTCGGCGTGATAAACCCGCGTATATAGCGACCGTTCAGGGAAATTGTACGCTTTTTAACGGCGTTCCCGTAATTCCCTTCGGTAACGACCATATAACCGGAGTCCCGGTTTACATATGTAACAGTCCCGACGTGATCCGGGTTCCCGGTATTATCTCCGTTTCCGCTGTCCTGCCAGTCATAAAGAATAGCGTCGCCCGGCTCCGGGATATAGTCGTCGTTTTCCTGCCATACGCCCATTTTTTTAGCCGCTTCGATCAGATAATAACAACTGATTTCGATCGGCATGATTGCAAGGTAATTCAATTTGACCGCCAACGCCGACCAAGTACACGCACACCACGCCCACCCGTACATCATTTTAGTTTTTCGCGGAAGTTTGTCTGTCGGAAGCGTGTTGTATATGTCTATGATCGACTTGTGGGATCCGTCCGATTCCTTTTTCCCTACCCAACTATTAACCAGATTAACGACGCTTTGTCTGCTATACATTGTTCCGTTTCCCTCCTGATTCTTTTTCAGGCGTTTGTCCCATTCTGTCAGGCTATGCGCCCGTACAACATCCATATTATTTTCTACGTACTCGGACGAAGTGGCATAAGACGCCGCTTTCAGTTCTTTCAGGTATTCTTCCGGCGTGTCCTGCTGCCTTGCCGCCTTATAACGCGGATATTCCAGAAAATCATAATATCCCCTGACGCCTGATTCTATATCATCATACGCCCGGAAATTGTCGTCTATCTGCGTCAGGATTCCGGGCGTATATTCTTCATTTGTTCGCATATTTGCAAACGCTCCCGTCCATGATTTCCCGCATTTCAAGCCGAAATAATTATGATACTGCCACGCAAGGCGGGACAATCCATAACCCGATTCCAGACACGCCTGCGCGATTGCGGCGGAAACATTTTTATATCCGCGTTCCGCCGCATATTTTACAATCAGCGGCGCGATCTTTTCGATGAACGCCGCCTGTTGTTCCCGTGTTGCCGCCATGCGTTACGCTTCCTTTCCGTCGTTCTCTGTGATCTCGACCGTCGTTTCTACGTTCGCGGAATCCGTCAGTCCTTCGCCGATGATGTATGCCACGACAGACGCGCCCGCCATGATAAGCGCCGTTACCTGTGTAGCCGTGTTTTCCGTCCCTCCCGTCGCTAAAATCATCATAGACACGAACGATCCTACCGCCGTCCATAATTTCCTGCTTGTCAGTTTCCTTTTCCAGTTGATTTCCTTCATTTTCCTTTCCTCCTGTTATTTAATGAAAAAATCCTGCTGCAATCGCCGTTCCGATCGCCCCGGCTACCGCGCCCAAAATGCCGCCGACCAGTGTTTCCCACCGCTTCCCCGGCTTTGATTCAATGTTTTCCAGACGTTCGCCCTGTTTGGATATTTCTTCCGTCATTTGCTGAATTGAAAGAGCGATCTTTTCAATCTGTAAAGCCAGTTTGTTAAATTCGTTTACCGATTCTTCGACGTTCGCGATCCGCTTATTCTGACGGGCGTTTTCGTCCTTGATCCGCTCATTCTCTATATCCATACGGCGGGCGAATTCCTCATGTTCCCGGCGTGTGATATAATCCTGATCCATGTGTCCGACCTCCTTTCTTTTCGCGGATTTCCTTTTATACGGACACAATACAAAACAAAACCCCGACGAAGTGACTAAGTTAGCCACCCCGCCGGGGATATTCAGGAAAAGATCCGGAAGCCGGATCCGCTTCCGGCAATTTTACGCGGCGTCCTCCGCCGTCTGTTCGTCCAGGACGTCCGCCACGATTTCCTGCAGATTAAACATCTTCGGAACCTGATCGCGCGTATATGTCCCATTTTTAACCAGATTAACCCACACTTTAACAATTCCGCTTTCTTTACTGAATGTCATTCTTTGCGCCCCCCTCTCTACGCCATAAGACCGGAAACGATGATTGTCAGTTCCGCGACGGACTGTTCCGCCGCCTGAAGCTGTGATCTCAAATTCCGGTTTTCAATTTCCTGCGGCGTCATTTCCCGGAACGCGAACCGGGTTCCCTCGTCCCACGGGTACGAACAGATCAACTTCATATCATGGTACACTGTCCCGTTGATCGTGACCTCTGACAGATTTTCGTCTGTGAATGTCCCGTCAGGAACCGGATCCCCGCTTTCGTATGTCGTCCCGTTCAGGACGCCGTTCAATTCTGTGCCGTCTTTCAGCCGGATCGATACGTTCGGGAAGGTTATATTGTTTGAATTCTCCCCGGAAATTTTTGTGTTTTTTGCCATTGCTGCCGCTCCTTTCTTTTCTGATTTCCTCCGAAAACAGTTCGTGAAAAAGTTTATCTACATTCCGCATAGTGCGGTATGAATCAAAATGTTTTATGTGTCCCTGCCATGAATTATAGGCTTGCTTGACGTCGGCGAATGTGATTTCCCCGGCGTCCAGTTTCCGACGCAACGCTTTTAATTTGCGCCGCTGTCGCGTTATCGTCCCGCGATCCGGACGCATTACGACGCGCCCGGATTCCGTCAGGTGCGTTTTCGCTTTTAGAAACTTGAATTCGTTCGATAATTTGACGATCCTTGTCTTTTTCTCGTTTAACTCAATTCCGATATCCGCATACATCCGCCGGATCTGTTCCAGACATTCGACCAGATATTCCCGGCTTTCATGTATCAGATAAAAGTCATCCATATAACGCCCGTAACCTTTGATCTTTAACTGTTCCTTGATGTAGTGATCTATCCGGTTCGGATAGAAAACGGCGGTCATTTGTGAAACCTGTGATCCTAATCCTAACGACTTTTCGCCGAAGGCGTCGATAAAATCCATTGTTAGATTCATGATATCAGGATCATATCCGAATATCCTTGAATACTCCCGGAATACGACGTCGTGATTGACTGAATCAAAATAGGAATGTAGATCGCCCATAAGGATATAGCCGTCGTTTGAACCGTGTTTCCGATAATATTTCCATAAGTGAACCTTCATCCGCTTTAATGCGAAATGCGTTCCCTTGTCTTTCAGGGACGCGGCGTTGTCATAAATCAATTTCGGACGCAATACCGGAACTAGAATCAGATCGTTTTCCGCCCTGTGGACGACGCGTTCGTTTATATGGATCGACCGTATGTCCCGGCGTTTCCCGCGTTCGCATACTGTAAACTGGACGAAGCCGTCCGACATTCTGTCCCGGCGTTCCAGTCGTTCCTTTGTGATCCGTATCCGCTCTATCCTATCCAGATAATAGGCTTGTGTCGAATATTTCCACATAACGCCCTGCATACATTTCTTTGCGGCGTCCATAAGGACATTCGGATCGCATAAATCTTTATACATCGGTAAATTTTTCATATTTCCTCATGAATACGCCCGCTTACAGTCCGACGAAGTGTAAATCTTTTAAGCACTCCCGGACGTCAGGCGATAAATTTCAGCGGTTCCCCGCTGCGGTTATGTGTTCCTATCGTTCTGTGTCAGGCGGATCTTTTTATCATGCCCGCCATGCTGGCGATATCGGGGCGACGCCGCCGTCGGCGGACGCGTTGTTGTTGTTGCTGTTGCCGTTGTTGTTGAAATTGCAAAAGTTCGTCGAATTCGCGGCTGACGGATCGGCAGTCCAGTACCACATCCGGGCGGCTGTGTAACGCATAACCGAAATATTTTATTGTTTCTGTGGTTTACGGCTTTTCCTTGCCTTTTCTTTTTCCAGACGCGACGCCTTTTTCTCTGGATGAATAAATTCGTCGTAATCCCTGACTGTTGACTTTTTCCACCTATACAGATAATTCTTTGTCAATTCCAGTTGTCCGGAATACTCCATATAACGCGACAAGTCTATATTGAAAAATTCTTCAATGAAAAGAACTTCCTGCCGGATCCGCGCAATGTCGCCGATCGCGTCATCCTCTAACAGAATCCGCTTCACGAATTCGTTTTGTGTCCGACACTGAACTTCATTCGCTGCCGCAATGTTGGAAACCAGATCCGAAGAGTAGCGAAACAAATTGTCCCTGACCTTTTCGATTATCCATTCGGGATATTCCGTCAGAAGCCGCGCCTTTTCTACCTCGTTTTGATAGGCGTCGATCTTTGCGATCAGGCTTTTCAGTTCCGTGTACTTTTCCCGGACTTGCCGCCCGACGATCGCGTCGTACTTTCCGCGCTTCAGTCCGAAATTCCTCATTATCATTTGTGTTATGATATACCGTAACTTTACCGCTTCCGCGAACGCGTCCAGTTTTGACGCCGTTTGTTTCCATGTCGGGACTGCCATTTTCTGAACCTCTTTTCTACTGTTTTAGTGTTTTGTCCCCGGTAGTATGCGCCGCCGCTGTCGGGCGGCGCGATTGCCGGATTATCTGTCTATGACAGAACGATAAGCGGGGCGACGCCGCCGTCGGCGGACGCGTTGATGGCGTAGGCGCTGTAGCCGTAGCCGTGGAAATGGCAAAAGTCCGTCGAACTCGCGGCTGACGGATCGGCAGTCCAGTACCACATCCGGGCGGCTTTCTTCTTGTTGAATCCCGCGCCCTTTAATAAATGCGCGTTGCCGCCAACGAAAAGCGGTAACTGATTGAACGCGCCGCCGTCCCACATATCCGCGAAGCCGTGAAATCCGACCAGTTCAGGATTGCCCGGAAGGAAGATCCGGCGGGACGCCCACGCCCACGTACCTTTATTGTTTTCCAGACGCCGGATCTGTGTCATATATCCCTGCAGCTTTGTTGTGAACTTTTTCGCTTCTGTTTCCAGATTCGCGGGCATAAGCGACGCGGCATATCCCCCGGCGTTCGTGTTCGATGAATTGTATTTGTAATATGTTTCCAGACAGTCACGCGGGGAAATTACAATGTGCGGCTTCGTCAGTTCTGGATTGTCGCCACAATGCAAATATGAATTCTTTCCCGTAACCTCGAAAAGAATCTTTTCCCCTGCCGTGTTTGTTTCGATGAAATAATCCCCGACCGCGAATTTGTCCCACTTCTCCGCCTTAACAAGCGTCATCAGATCGTCAATGTTCCATTCGACGCCATAATATCCGTATGACGCCATTTGTTCGCGTTTTAAGATTTCATAATCCGCGACCAGTTCCCCGTGATCCGAAACTGCGTTCAGGATCTTTTGATTCATTGTGTAGGCAAGCAGGGCGGAAATAACTTTGTCGTGAAGCTGCTTTGTCGTTTCGTCCTCCGGATCCTCCGGATCAAATTCGTTTGTCGGGAACGACTGGATCGCCGCCGCTTTCAGTAAATTTTCAATTTTTTTCAGCGCGTCCTGCTGCCACTTTTTCACTTTTCCGGCGATAATCGGAAGTGTGTCATCCGGTAAAATCTCCGGAAACTCTTCCGTCTGTTCGACTACCTCCGGCGTAAATACCGACGCGCAGATCTGTTCAAATAACGCCTGTTTTGTCCCGTCTGCCTGTTCCAGTGCCAGAACGTCGTTTTTGTTTATCTGCGCCGCTGTTGTCAGGTCAGAAAATTTTCTTTGTGCCATGTTCTTTTTTAACTCCTTTCTTTTTTCCTTTTTATGCTAACAGTGACACGTTTCGGACGTTTTCAGCGTCCAGAACGCGATCAACTGATCGCCGTCTGCCGTTACCATTTCGTCGCCGTCTGCCGTTATCAGATCCGCTGGAACTCTGCCTGAATATATAATATCCTGAATGGTTTCGATTTCGTTTTGTAACGCGCCCGCCGGATCTGTCCCTAAAATGCCCTTGATTCCGTCGAACCAGTCTAAAAATTCTTTCGTCCAGTTTCCCGTATTATTCAGATACCAGTTATTGAACGCATGTTCCTGATTCTGCCGCCACTGCGCGAAGGCTGACTGCTGCCCGCTGCTCCATTCCTCGAAATCCGTTTCCTGCTGCCCGATCCAAGTTTCGTATATTTTCCGCTGCTGTTCGGCGTATGTATTGAACGCCTGAACCATTAGATCGTACTGTTCCTGCGCCTGATCCTCGAATGACTGGATCGCGGCGATATAATCCTGATACTGATCCGATATGTTTTTCTTATACGCCGTGAAATAGGCGTCAAACTGCGCCTGAATCTGCGAAAAGTCTATTTGTGTAACTGTCGCCGCTACCCAACCGCAGACGGCGGAATTCATGCGCGTGTCTGTGATCTCTGCCTGTGTGATCTTTACAGTTCCGGCGGCGATATAGATTTCCGCCAGTTTCAGATCATAGATTGCCCCTTCCCTTGTCGGCGCGGGCGCAGTCGGGGACTTTGCGTTCCCTCCCTTTTCAATCACTAAATAGATCCGCCGCTCCGTATCATTCCGGCGCAGGATCACGCTGTCGATTCTGTCAAGCGTTCCTGACGCCACTTCCAGATCAAGCGTCGTCGGCGTCAGGAAATGCCTGTGTTTTCCGTTTATGTAACCATATCCCGCCGCAATCGTTACGGACATATTGTCGTTTGCCGTGACTTGCATTTGACCGTTAAAAATGCCGTTTCGGAAGAACGGTCTAAGCCAGTCCCCCATTGAATCCGCGTCATAGTACCGATCGGAATCCGAATTCCAAAAATAATCATAACTTCTTTCTTTTGCCATTGTTGCCGCTCCTTTCCGCGCTTTTATTCGTCCCACTTTATTTTTTCAGGAAGCGGATCCCCGAATGTAGGGACGACGATCATTCCGCCGTATTCATATACTTCTGACAATTCCGTGATCCTCTGGTTCATGTAAAGATTCCATTTTTTCTTCCTGACCGTCACAATATCCCCTAGATCATAATCTTTTTTGTAAACAAAATTGATCGCCGCGTCCGTTTCGCATTCCAGCGTTTCCGATACGATCGCTTCGTTCAATGCTTCCTGCGCCCTCTGTAATAATGCTGCCTTATATTGTGCCGCCGTCAGTCCGTCCGGGTTTATGTCCTTTGCGTCAACGAAAACTTCCCGTAAATCGTAGCCTTCGCCCCCTCCTAATTCGTAATATGTCCGGGCGTCGCCCTCCCCCTGACCTCCAACAATGGCGAATGTTTTCAGGTTCTGACTGTTCCGGCGATAGATCGCATTGTTCAGGTTATTATAATTTTCAGAGAACACGACGCGGTTATTTGCATGTTGATTGAATGTCCGGTCTTTTCCCTGATATGTTTCAAATATAATCTTCCGCCGCTGAAAATCCGGGCGGAACCGGAACCCGATCGCGCCCGCCCTTGATAATTTGCTTTCATACGTCAATAGATTTTTCATTGTGACCTGAAATTCCACCGTTTCCGTGAACCCGTTCAGGCTCCCCAACTCCACAAGCGGGATCGGAACGCAATCGGCATATAACTGACGCATTGCGGCTTCTGTTTTCCCTGAAAAATTGACTGTCCTTTTAATCAGGCGTCTATCCATGTATGACGACAAAAACCGTCCCTTTACCGTGATCTCGTTTTTGATATCGCTTTCTTCTTTTTCGATATCCTCAATAATCCCGGCTTCGGTGGATCCTTTTTTCCCGATGATGTTTCCCTCCTGCAGTAAAGACAGATTTTCGTCCGTAATCGGGGCGTGAAGTTCAAACGTCCCCGGTTCGTAAAATTTCCGTGTCCATATTAGCGACGTCTGGTTTTCGATCTGCCCGCGCCTGAATAAATCCCTCCCGTAAATCCTGACTTCCATTCCTCCACGCTCCTATACTCCTAAATACCGGAACCGATACATAATAGTGACGTTCAGGTAATCGACGCCTTGATCCGCGTCATAGATAAATGTATTTGATCCGTGTACTAACTGGATGAATTCGCTTTCTTCGTCCAGATATTCGTTTATTTTTTGTGTTTCCCCGTCCTTTATCAGATAAATATTTTTTTCGTTCGTCCCCGTCGTTATCCTCACGACGTCGCCCGGCTCCATGTCGAGCGGAAATTCCGGCGTCCCGATCTTGATATGGATATTCTGCTGCGAGTGATACAACGCCGGATTCCTGACCGCTCCTATCGCTTCCATGATGACTTCGATCCCGATATAGTCCGCCGCAGAATCATTTTCAATGTTTTTTACAAGTTCCGCGACGCGGACGCCGAATTCCTCCAGTTCGTCCGTGAATTCGTGGACGAACTCAAAACACGGTTCCCACCCTGCCATAGTGACCGTTGTGTCCGCCGGATCTTTGAAAAACGGATCCGGGCATATTAGCGAAATAACCGCGTTCCTGCATACGCCCTTTTCGTCTATGTCTATATTTTCAACGATATAATCAATCTGCCGCTGTTCGTCGTTTTCCTCATAGTAGAATGTCCCCGGCGACTTCGGTTTGAATGACTTATAAAGGAAATCCCGGCGGGACTGATAGTCAGAATCAAATTCCGCCGTAATGACAATATTCCTTTGTTTCGTTGTGGATCCCTGATATGTAGAACCGTCCGTCATTGTGTTTTCAGACGTCACGACGTTGTTTGATACCGAATAGATCCCGTCGCATGATATCAGGAAAAATTCGGCGTCGTCCTCATAACTGAATTCGATCTGAACGTCATCCTCATTTTTACAGATAATTTTCTTTGACATATCATTGTCCCCCCTGCAACCGAAGAACCATGTTCCGCGTCTGGTTCCGCGTCTGCCGCGCTACCTCATACGCCGATAACGGCTTCGGACTTTCGATCTTGATATTCTGGATGTAATCGCCGCCGCGTTTCCCTGTGTCTTTGCCCTGTACTGCTGCCGTCGCCCGCGCGATAGCGTCGTCGATATACCCTTCTGTCCGTTTATAGAATATGTCAAGCGGCAGGATCGCTTCGTCCCCGGCTTCCCCTCCGCCTTGCAGCTTTCCGCCCAACATTCCGAAGATCGTCGGATTTTTCATAATGCCGCCGATCGCGTTCCATGATATCGACGGAACCGGGACTTTGATCGTCACGCCCGCGATCGTCTTTTCCGTTTCTCCCCATGATACCGACAACTCCGGGATATGGATCGACTTTATCGCATTTACGAACGAATTCATTATCCGGGATCCGGCGTCCGCCAGACTGAACCCGTCGAAAACGCCCTTGATCTTGTCAATAACGTTTGTCTGGAACCATGATCCGATATTCTT